CTTAGTTTTGATTATTTAGGACACTTTGTCTACCTCACTATATCAAGTGAGGTCACTAACTCATATAAGAGCTAGATCAAGAACGGTGACAGTTGCGTAGAAATCGTTACGAACCATCTTCTTGCCATAACGTGTCATTACACCCTTACGTGGGGTAAAGTCTTCTTGTGCGTAGATGACTGGCGTAAGAATTAGTGGAACGTATGGAGCGTAGATATAGCCAGATTCAAGGAACGTATTGCCCTTAAGACCGACGAGGATCTTGTTTTGTGGGAAATATGGATCTTTGTAAACGGTGTATCTGTTGTTAAGTGTACCGACTGATTCTGCGCCGATTGTCATGCTGTCACGAACTTGTCCGTCACCATCGAGACGATATGCTGGTTTGTAAGCAACCATGTGCTCAAAGATTGTGCAAACGTCTGGAGAAGTTACGACGAAGTTACCTGAACCACGAAGGGTCTTACGGTGAATCGTGTTAGCTGCATCTGTAACTGTTTCAACAAGGGTTTGATACCATTCTTGAATGTTTACGAATGCTTGTGGACCTGGAGCGAATGCGCCACTTTGTAGTGCTTCTTGACCAGTGTATTTGTTAACGATCTTACCTGGTGCTCTGGACCAGTAAAGGTTTGCTGCGCCAGCTTGTGTAAGAAGGTCGTTAAGGATTTCACGATCAATGTCTAGCGTGATCATTTCAGATAGAATGTTTGTAAGTTCTACTTCAACGTCGATGCTGTAGAAAGCCGTAAGGTCTTGTGCCATTTCTGGTGACCAACGTGCTCTGAGCTTACGGGTTGCAGCAGTTACTGAGGTTGATTCGATGCGGATATCAACATCTGGAATGACTGGTGATAGAGCTGGTGAACCACCATAACCGAAGTTAGATTCGAATGATGGAATTGTTAGCGTTGAACCATCGGAGTTAACTGATAGTGAATCAGCGATTACTGCTGATGCAGAAAGGTTGATGGTTGTACCAGCGGTTGTGAATGCTGGAGCAGTGCTGTTTTGTGCTCTAAGAACGAATAGTACGTGTGAACCATTTAGTGGGTCTGGTGAGAATACAGAACCATTCCAGTTACCACGCTTATTGAGCTTACGAAGATTGAGTACGCCTTGACCACCTTGGTAAGTTTCGCCCCAAGCAAGTGGAGCTGGTGTTGCATTAGCTGGAAGACCCATTAGGGTAACTTGGTCTAGATTGTTTAGATCTGCACCGCTAATTGCTGTGGTTACTGAAGAAGCTGATACGAATAGGAAGCAGTAATCTACTACGCTATTGCCTAGATCAACTTCAACTTGACTATCATAACCAGCATAACGAGCATTGAAACCAGTGAAGTCACCTGAAGCAGAAACAACGCCGAAGTTTACCCAAGCATTTGTTGCTGGATTCCATGCACCGACTGCGCCAGAGTGAACTAGAACTGTATTTGAGTTCTTGTGTACTTTGGAGTAACCAGTACCAACTAGATCATATTGACCACCAGTTGCAAGAGAACCAGAGCGAACGCCTGCGCCTCTTGGATTGTTATATACTGATTGTCCTTGACCATAGGTGTATACTGCTGGTGAGGTGCCATCAAGCGTTGGACCTGCACCACCACCGACGTTATTGCCGTAGGTGTAATCGAGATAGAATAGTAGACCTGTTGGAAGGCTCATTGGTTGAACGCTAACGATTTCGTTAGCGATAAGACCAGCGAATACTCTACGAACGATTGGGAATGCAACGTTTGTGAAACCAACTACTTGACCAGAAGAAACTAGACCACCACCACCTGTGGATAGTGAATTAGCTTCTTTTAGTAGTTCTGCACATTGGTTTTCTAGAAGAGACGCCATGTTGTCACGGTGTAATCCCTTAAGACCTTCTAGTAGACCGGTTTCTGCCCATTTTTTAACAAGACGTGGGGAGTCTGCGCCTAGTGAGCGTCTGTGAACGCCTTCTGCTAACTGTGATAATGTAAAACTTTTCATTTTATTCTCCTATTAATAACTTTCGCAATGCTAAAATAAATATATATCAATCTTCTCTTCTTCCACCTTTAACGAGGAATGCCCAACGTTCTGGTGTACCAAGAACAACTTCTTTGGTTTTTTCTGCGGATTCAGAAATAATCTTAAATCCGGCTGTTCCAGAACTGACAGCAGTTGAAGAGTTTCCAACTACTTTGGATTTATCTGCTGCTTCATTGAGCTTATTTTTGATTTTTGTGTATATTTGTTTAGCCTCTGCGATAGTTGTGGCTCTATCAAGATGTTCAACAATTGCTTGTTTTTGAGTCTTAGAAAGATCTTCTCTTTGTAAGAATTTGTTAAGCAATAGAACTTTTGATAGAAATAGATTCGTTTCGGCCATTTCAGTTTTAATCGTCTTAAGCTCTCTGTCACGAGATTCAGCAAGCTTCTTCATGTGAGAAGCTGCATGAGTGGTTTTGTGTAATTTGCTTTCAAGAAGTCTGGCTTTCTTTGAAGAACGAACTGATTCTTTCTTGTAGGTTTCTTCCATTTCTTCTTCGCCATAAAGAAGTTCTACGTCTTCTTCGTCATCATCCATAGACATTTCTTCTTCGTCGTCCATGTCTTCCATGTCTTCTTCTTCGTCGTCCATGTCTTCCATGTCTTCTTCTTCGTCGTCCATGTCTTCCATGTCTTCCATGTCTTCCATGTCTTCCATGTCTTCTTCGTCGTCCATGTCGTCCATGTCGTCCATGTCTTCTTCTTCATCATCCATAGACATTTCATATTCTTCTTCTTCGCCTTCTTCAGAAGAAACGGATACATCAACATCAGAAGCATCTAGTTCAACGTCATCTGGGAATGTAAGTGTAAGAACAAGATTTTCATCAAGATTTTTCAAAGATGGATTTTTGCCACCGACTGGGGAATTGCCAACTGGCCATTTACCATCAGTAAGTTCGGCAGCAGACATTGCTGATACTGAACCTTTTGGAGCAGCATCAGAGGCTTTTGATTCTCTACGAAGCATACGAACAGCTTCCATTAAATCTGCATCGCTAATTTCAAATGCCATTTCTGGTGAAACTGCTGGTTCTTCCTTTGAATCGCCAAAACCTTCAGCACCTTCAGAAAGTGCGCTTTCCCAGCCACCTTCTTCTGGATCACCAGTGTTTAATAAAGGATCAGCACCTTCTAATTGATCTTCTTCATTTGAAAAAAGGTCTACTCCAGGAGCTACTCCAGAAACTTTCTTTGCGTGAGCTGAAGCGGCTGATTTAACAGCAACTCCTGTTTTACCTGAAACGGTAGATGAAGCATGAAGATCTAAATCTTCTCCTTCAAAA